TTTGACCGGCCCGCCGGGAACTACGATTATAATACGGTGGATCCGTTTGCGGATGAAGGGGGTACACAGTGAGGAAAAACAAGGGATGCTACAATTGCGCGTACGGAACGGTGAAAGGCAACGCCTATCCGTGCAAGACGTGTGCGGAAGGGACGCTTGACAGCCAAAGGTTCCTGCCGGAATGGGAACCGAGATGGTACCCGGCGCTGCTGGTTATCGCGAAGGTCTTTATGATACTGACTATCATTGCGTTCATCGCCGCGGTACTGTTTGCCTCCGCGCAGGTGGCTTTGGCGGCAGTGCCGGAGGAAGAGGAGTCCGGCACGGAGCTGCGCACCATGACCGTGACCGTGGAGGATATCACGGCAGTGATGGAGCAGCTCTCCGGGATGGACGAGGAGCTGGACATGCTGGCGCAGCTGGTATGGGCCGAGGCGCGCGGCGTGGGCAGCAGAGCGGAACAGGCGGCGGTGATCTGGTGCGCGCTCAACCGCGTGGATGCGGGATTCTCAGACGGCACCATATCGGGCGTCGTCCGGGCGCGGTCGCAGTTTGCGTGGGGAAAGCATCAGCCAGTTAAAGAGAAGTTCCGGGCGCTGGCGCAGGACGTGGTCACCCGCTGGCTGCTCGAGAAGCGCGGCGTTGTGGGCGTGGGCAGGGTGCTGCCGGTCGATTACCTGTATTTCGCCGGTCGGAATGGGCACAACTGGTTCCGGAAGGCGTATCGCAGCCGGAAATACTGGGACTGGTCGCTGCCGGATGTATACGCGGTGAATGAAGGAGAATCAGTGTCGTGAGCTACGATAAAGTGATAGCCGAAAGAAAACTCGATGGCAGTGAGATGGACATAATCACATTACAGGAGCGCGAGCAGAGGCACCAGATTGATACGGGTTACCATGTGATGCCCGGTCATGAATATGTAGAGCTGAGAGATGCATATATCAAGATAATAGAAAACATTAAAAAGAAATCCCGGAGAGGGATCAAAGAAAAATGCTTGTTTTGTGGACAAGAAATCAAGGAGGACTGAATTATGGCAAGAGTACGAGTATTGGAAAAGTGCGAGTTGGCGAGCTGGGACGACGTGAACCTGACGCTCGCGGAGATTGGCGAGCAGCAGCGCGCCATCACGGAGATTGAGACGCAGATGCAGAAAAGCATCGATGACGCCAAGCTGGCGGCGGATATGGCGGCTGATCCGCACATGAAGCGTATTGAGCGGCTGGAGAATCAGGTCAAGCTCTTTGTGGAGGACCACGCCCACGAGATGGGCGGCAAAAAGACCATGACGCTGACGTTCGGCCAGTGCGGGTACCGGAAGTCCACCAAGGTGACGCTGCCCAAAGCGGCGGCGAAGATCGCGGAGATCATCAAGGCGCTCAAGGCCCGCGGCATGGGCGACTGCGTGGTTGCGCCTCCGGAGAAGATCGACAAAGAGGCGCTGAAAAAGCACACGGCCAGCGACATCGTCGCCGCCGGTGCAGGCTTGAAGGTGGAAGACATCTTTTGGTATGAGGTCGACAAGGCGAAACTGGAGGCGCGCGCGGAATGACACCAAAGCAGGAGCGCGAGTGGGCGCAGGGCATCATGGAGCGCATAAAGGACGATCGCTGGGGGGTCGAGGTCTGCGCGATGGGTGAATTTTTGGGCATCGTTAAAGGTCTGGCGAAAAGCGATAAGTACATTGATAAAGCTTATGCACGAAGAATTGCCGGTACGTTTGAGAATGTCCTATGGCTAAGAGAATACCAGAAAGGCGAAATCACAAAAGAAGAGTTTTGGAAGCGGTTGGAGGACAAAGGCCGGGCTGAGGCAGAAAAAAAGATTGACGCCTTTAATAAACGATTAGACCGGGAGCTCCATCCGCGGCGGAAGAAACGGAAAAAGCGAACTACGGCAGGGAGATAGTATTGGAGGTTCAATATGGGCGGAATTACAAAAGAACAGGTACGGAGCATCTACGCGCTGGGCAGCGCGGCGGGGATCCTCGAGTCCGGAAACAAGGATGATTCTCTCCACGCGCTGGTCCGCCGCGTCACCGGCAAGGATACGGTCAGCAGCCTGACGGCAGAAGAATATGAGAAGGTCAAGCATGAGCTGCTGCCGCTGCTGAAATACAGGAACCACAAGCCCGCCGTCCCGGCATACGCTCCGGGCATGATGAACAAGGCCCAGCAGTCGCTTGCATGGCGCTACATCTACCGGCTGCGGGAGCTGGATCAGGATACGGACGCACATGCGGCCACCGTCGGCGAGCGCATGGTCGGCGCGATCAAAAAGGTGCTGGGCGTCGACGCGAAAGTCGAGAGCCCGTTCAAGTGGCTCTCGCAGGAGCAGGGCGGCGCGCTGATTGAGCAGCTCAAACGGTATGTGCGGTCGGCGGAGCGCAGGAAGGGGGTGCACTGATGGATCTATTAGATCAGCTGCAGCCGGAGCACCTTGACGGAGAGCAGCGCAAGCTGGCCGATGCGATCGGCATCGAGGCGTTCAAAACGCTGGTAAAGATGTACGCCGGGTGCGTGGTGTATATCCCCACTGTGGACAAACTGACGATAAAAGTGCGTGACAGCCAAATTAAAAGTGAGTATACTGGGTATAATCAACGCGACCTTGCGATCAGATACGGGATATCGGAGCAGTGGGTGCGCGTCATCGTCGGCGCGGCCATGCCGCCGATCGAAGGGCAGGTCAGCCTGTTCGACGACACGTCAGCGGCGGTTTAAACCAGTTTTAAAAGTAGTATTGTAAAGAAACCCGCAAAAGCAGTTTGCTTTATGGTCAAGCACCCCTATGGTAAGGTTTTAGTGTCAAGCTAAGACCTTATTTTTTTTTACGGGCGGTGTCGGATGGGAACTGGCGTGATCGTAACAATCGTATTGGCGGGAATCACACTCGTCGCGGGTATCATCGGTTTTTTTCTTAAAAAGTCGTTTAACAAGGTTGATCAACTGGATCAGGACAAGGCGTCCAAAGCCGAGTTTTGCGAACTGGAGAAAAAGGTGGCCGTTCACGAGAAAACTATCGGGGAGATCAAAACCAACTATCTGACCAAAGAGGATTTTTTCCGCGAGCAGGCAAAGACAGACCGAATGCTTTCAAGAATATATGACGTTCTGTTGGAGATTAAAGGAGGCGGCAAGCATGGATGAGCGCGACGAACTGAAGAAACGTATCCGTGCCGGTAATTTCGTAATTAACACTGGCCGCGTCATGCGTGCGATTAATGTCCTCCGGCATGAATATCACCCGCTGAAAGGCATCCAATATGCTCTTGAAGTCGAAATGGCCGAGGATGAATTTTTGGATGCAATAAACTTCCTGCACGAGGCCGGATATATTCATCTGCGAAACATTGAAACAAAAGAGATGGCGGTTGCCGGGCTGGCGGATACGGATTACCGACAACTCGCGGCAAAACTCACCGACAAGGGAATTCGCTTAACCGCTCCCAATAGCGGCCTCAAAGATCCTCTGGTCAAGGTTTAGGGGGTGTGACGTATGGCAAGGCGCAAGCACTCCAAGATAGACGGTCTGCCAGCGGAGCTGAAGGACACCGTCGAGCAGATGATGCAGACCGACTTCACCTATGCGGATATCGCCGATTTCATCAAGCAGCAGGGCCACGACATATCGATCACGTCGGTGTGGCGGCACGCGAGCAATCTGGATAAGACGCTCAAAGAGCTGCGGATGGTGCAGGAAAATTTCCGCGTGGTGATGGACGAGATAAACCGGTACCCGCAGTTGGATCCCACGGAAGCCATTGCCCGGCTGCTCTCCCATCAGGTGCTCATGGCAATACAAAAGACTAAGCCGGAACAGTACGCAAACATGGACATCGACAAGCTTTTGCGCGAATCCGCAGGGCTGATCCGGGCGGTGTCGTTCAAGAAACGGGCGGATATGCAGAACAAGGGCGCGCTTGACGCAGGTCTCGAACAGGTCAAGGTGCTGGTATTCGAGGCGATGTCCAAGGAACGGCCTGACCTGTATGCGGCGGTCAGCAAGTACCTGGCCGAGAAGGGCGGCGCGGCATGATCTATGTGGTGCACGTGCAGAGCGGCAAGGAGATGGCCGTGCGCGACGAGCTGCGGCGCAGCTGCTACCGCGCCATGGTGCCTCGGGAAAATGCGCTGGAGCGCGTGGACGGCAGGCTTCGCCAGCGCGAGCGGACACTGTTTACAGGCTATGTCTTTGTGGATATGGCCATGGACTTAAAGTCTTACTATAAGATACGCAACAACCCGCATGTGATTCGCTTTCTGGGCGGCAAGCAGCCGATTGAGCTGACCGCGGCGGAAGCTCGGTACATTGAATGGCTGGCAGGCGGCGGAAAGCCGCTGCAACCCTCCGAACTTGATAAAGACGGCGCGGTGATGACCGGCCCGCTGAAAGGCCACGAGCAATCCGTCGTCAGCGTAAATAAGCGCGCGAAACGCGCGAAGGTGAGGATCACTCTGGCGGGCGAGCCTCACGAGATCAGCCTGTCTGTAGTGACCGCCGCCGGAGATAGCGACGGTGACGCTGACGGGGACCGTTAAAATAACAAGGCTTGCGCCATAGATACACCTCCAAAACCGGTCCGATCGGCGGGGTTGATTCGTCCCCCGCCGGGCAGGATCGGCGTCATAAAGACAAAAAAACGGGTAAAAAGCTGCCCGGATGTCCGACCTCACCCATTTTTGAGGTCTGTTTGTTTTAAAAGTATTCAACAGCGTTCGTCAGGTATTAAAGAGCGTTCAAAAAGCCGGATGAGTGGGTACGGGCGCTTGGCAGGGTCGGGAGCACAGAACGCCTCACAGGGCGTCAAAAATATCAAAAAAGGAGGCTGCCTCCGTGAACGAGATCAAAAAGCACAGCATACAGGTTCTCGCCGACGCGGTTGCGGAGGCAGCCATTAAAAACAGCGAGCAAATCAAGACCGATTTTAACGCTATTAAAACACTTTTAGAAGAGTGTTTAACGGTGGACGATGATCCCCGCCGCGCTGGGCTGCTGGAGCAGCTTCGGGCTGGCGCGAAGCTGACCGGCCCCGGCGGGCTGCGCAAAAGGCTCGCGGCGTTCGACCTGAACTATTTCGGGCGGGCGTACCTGCCCCACTATTTCAGCCGCCCGTCGCCGCCGTTCCACCGGGAACTGGACGCGCTCTTTGCCGAGGGCGTGATGAAGGGGCTGAATCCGCTGGACGACAGAAAGGCGATCAACCAGCGGCAGGGCTGCCGCCGGGCGACCGCCGCGCCGCGCGGCCACGCCAAGTCCACCAACTTCACGTTCAAGGACGGCCTGCACGCGACGCTGTATGAGTACAAGCACTACATCATCCTGATGTCCGATACGTACGGGCAGGCGGCGGGGTTCCTCTCCGCCTACGCTGAGGAGCTGGAGGAAAACGAAGCGATCCGCGAGGACTTCGGGGAGCTGCGCGGCGGCGTCTGGCGCGAGGACGTGATCGTCACCAAAACCAACATTAAGGTGCAGGCGCTGGGCGCCGGGCAGAAAGTCCGCGGCCTCAAGCATAAGCAATGGCGTCCCGATCTGTTCATCCTCGACGACATGGAGAACGACGTCAACGTCCAGACGCCCGAACAGCGCAAGAAGCTGCTGGACTGGTTCACCAAGGCCGTGCTGAAGGCCGGAGACAGCTACACGGATTTTGTGTACATCGGCACCATGCTGCACTACGACGGCCTGCTTGCGAAGATCCTCAAGAATCCGGGATTCAAAGGCAGAAAATATCAGGCTGTGCTTTCCTTCTCCAGCTCCCCGCTTTGGGACGAGTGGGAGAAGATCTATATCAACCTCGACAACGACAACCACGAAGCGGACGCGCTGGCGTTCTTCGAGGCCCGCCGCGAGGAGATGCTCTCCGGCACGCGGGTGCTGTGGGAGGAAAAGAACAGCTACTACGATCTGATGCGGGAGCGCATCGACGGCGGCATATCGGCGTTCAACAGCGAGCTGCAGAACGAGCCGATCAATCCGGACGACTGCCTGTTCAACGAAGAGTGGTTCGATTACTACAACCCGTACGAGATCGATTTCCGCGACACCAAGTGGGATTTCTTCGGCTTTGTGGATCCGTCGCTGGGCAAGACCAAAAAGAGCGACTTCTCGGCGATCATCACGCTGGCGCTGGACAAAAAGACCGGGTACATGCTGGTGGCCGACGCGGACATCGAACGGCGGCACCCGGATAAGATCATCACCGACGTACTCGAGAAAGCGCGGTGGATCCAGAAGTCGTTCAATAAGCGGTACCGCAAGTTCGGCGCCGAAACCAACCAGTTCCAGTGGTTCCTGAAGGAACAGCTGGCCAAGGCCAGCGCCGCGGCGCGGGTGTACCTTCCCATCGTGGAGGTCAACCAGACATCGGACAAGACGCTGCGCATCCAGACGCTGCAGCCGGACGTGAAGAACAAGTACATCAAATTCAACCGGGACCACAAGCGGCTGCTCGAACAGCTCAAGTTCTTTCCGCTGGGCGACCACGACGACGGCCCCGACGCCCTCGAGGGCGCGCGAAGCCTCGCGACGCGCCGCGGCAGCGCCGGGTTTGTGGACGTAGTGATGTAAGGAGGTCATATGCTGACGAATCTGAACTGGCTGGCCGAAGGCAAACCGTGGCCTCCCATGAGCGAGAAGCCGCGGATCGAGCGGTACAGGGAGCATGAGCGGCTGTTCCTGACCGAGCACGATGCGGTATGGAAAAAACGGTTTCAGGCGCTGGCCGACCAGTACAAAAAGAAAAACGGCAGGGTCAAAACGATCATCAACTACCATCAGCTGCTTTCCAAGAAGACGGCGGATTTTGTGTGCGGTGCGTCCCCGCAGATCGAAACGGAGGGCGACACCGACAAGCTCATGGAGCTGCTGAGCGAAGTGAACTTTTTCGGCATGCTTTATGAAAACATGATCGATGTCAGCCGGTACGGCACCGGGCTGGTGAAGTTTGTGGGCAAGGAGATCACGGAAGCCAACCCGCAGCACTGGATCCCGATCGTGGATCCCGGCAACTTAAAGCGCGTCCTGATGGATGTGATCGCGTACCCGACCGACACCGACGGGGACGGCAAGCCCACTGCGCTGTACGCGGAGATCCACACGCCGGGCCGGGTGGAGATCCGGCAGTATCAGTACCACGCGGACAGCGCCACGATCGGCGCACTGGCCGGTACGCCGACGGTTCAATCGACCGGGCTTGATATTTCGGCGGTGCAGCGGCTGACGAACCTGACGCACAGCGGCAGCGTGTTCGGCCTCGACGATTACAATATCGTCAACAGCATCATTTTCGAGATCATGTGGCGGCTGCACTGCGCGGATACGATCCTTGACAAGCACAGCGAGCCGAGCATGTCCGGCCCAAAGTCCGCGCTGGAATGGGACGAGAAGCTGAAAGTCTATTATGTGCCGCTGGGCAACTACTTCCAGCGCGAAAGCAAGGAAGATCCGGATTTCGGATACGTCACGTGGGACGGCAATTTAGAGTCCAACTTTAAGGAGCTGGAGCTGCTGCTCGATCAGCTCTACATCCTCACCGAGATGGGTCAGGCTTTTGCCGACGCGGGCGGCGACGCCGGGGATTCCTCCGGCACCGCGCTGAAGCTGCGCATGGTGTCCCCGCGGATCAAGGCGCAGCGCCTCGTCAGCCTCAACGACGCGGCGGTGAAGCGGATCATATACCACCTCGCCAAGCTCAACGGCATCGCCATCGACAGCAAGACGCTGACGATCCACTGGTCGGACGGCCTGCCGGTCGACGAGCGTGAGCAGCTCGAAACACTGAGCGCGGCGACCGGAGGCAAGCCGGTGATGAGCCAGTACACGGCGCTTAAAAAGCGCGGCCTGACCGACGAAGAAGTCAAGAAGGAACAGCAGCAGATCCGCGACGAGGATGCGGCCACGGCGCCAGTGGTTCCGATTGACCGCACTGGCCTCGGCGATGAAGGCGCAGGCGATGAAGAATGACCGCCGCGGAAAGGCTCGTTAAGTACTATAAGGACGCGTACAAGCGGCTGCTGAAGAAGATATCCGAGCTGCCGCCCGGCTCCGGCTGGCAGCGGTATTACAGGCGGCTGGTCAGGGAGATCGAGAAGGAAGTCGCGAAGCTGGACGGCGAAGCCGCAAAGCAGCTGGCTGAGCTGGTGAAAAAAACATACTCCGCCGCCGAGGCCAAAGCGCTCTCCGACATACAGGCCGGGCCGTTCGGCGGGCTGAACCGCAGCGCCATGCGGCTCATCGCCGAGAACGCCGTGGATCAGATGGTCGAAGCCAACCACTATTTCGGGCGGCACCTTGCGGACGCCATCCGGCAGATCGGGCTGGACGCGATCGCGGAGAAGCTCTCCGCAGGGCAGACGGTGCGCGAGGCCAGAAAGCGGCTCATTGAGCGGCTGCAATCGGACGGCATGACAACGGTATCCGGCGGCGCCGGGCGAAAGTACCGGCTGGAAAGCTACGCGGAGCTGGTGGCGCGCACCACCACGCGCGAGGCGACCAATACCGCGACGACGTCGACCGGCGAGCAGCTGGGCTACGACCTCGTGAAGTTTTCGACCCACTACCCCACCTGCGAGGTGTGCGCGCCGATACAGGGCCGCGTGTTCAGCATCTCCGGAAAGGACACGCGCTTCCCCGCCCTCTCGGAGGTGCCGGGCTTCGACAAAGGCTTCAAGACGATCCACCCGAACTGTCGGCACGTGCTGGTGCTCACGGTAGAGGCGCTGTGGACGGACGCGGAGCGCGAGAAGTACCTCGCCGACGCAGGCAAGCCGCTGCGCGGCGACACCCGCACCCAGCAGGAGGTCGACGCCTATAACGCCACGCAGGCCGAGAAGCGCGACCGCTGGCAGGACCGGCGGCAGTGGGAAAAGTACAGGGCGGCGCTGGGCGACGACGCCCCCAAGACCTTCAGTGCGTTCCGGGCGGTCAAGCGGGCGGACGGCGAAAGCTGGGCTGAGCTGCAGGGCACATATAAGGATGTATCATGGCAGCTTAAGTGCCAGAAGAACCTGACGGTCACTCAGGATCACAAGCTGCCCACCACAGACCAGCCGCCGAACTCCGCTATTGACAGGATCAACCAGTATGATAAAATTATAAGGCGGAGATACTTCAATGCGTATGGGAATGTGAAGCTGGACTTTGATACAACCGATCACGGGGCACCAAAAGATCATCCATATATACCGCATTCGCATGACTGGACTGACAGCTCGACAGGGACGCCGAAGCATTGGGATAACCGGAAAAGTTCGCGTGCGGAAATCATCGCGAACATGGATATAATAGGTGATCAGTATGGATATGAATGATTTGAAATGGTTTAAGGATACCGTCAACATGGGCGACGATATTGTATTTACTATTGGCCAGAAACAATTTTGGATCGGAACGGCTGATGGTGGCAAGCATATTATTGCTCAAAGCCCTGATGGGCCGGACACGTTTTTCAAGAACGCTGATGACCTGCTGCATAATTTTATAATTGATAATATGCCGTTGGGCAAACAGCTGGACAAAATTATCTTTATCAACGCGTAACTACGACGCGCGACAACCCGTTAAAAAAGCCTTAAAGGGCTTTTTTATATTACCCAAAATACGCCTACCATGCCGGGCACTTAACTGCATGGCCCCGCGAGCATCCGGAGTAGACCGGCATTTAAACCAAATCTACGGGGAGAAAGGAAACCCATGGAATTTTTGAAACCGGTGCTGGGCGACGAGCTCTATGCCCAGGTGGAAGCCGACCTGAAGGGCAACGACAAGATCAAGCTCGCTAACCTCGCCGACGGCGGATACGTCGATAAAAAGAAGTTCGACGATATGGAGACCGACAAAAAGGCGGCGGAAGGTCTGGTCGCAACGCGCGACGGGGAAATCGCCGAACTGAAAAAGGTCGACGCCCCCGCGCTGCAGGGCGACAACGAAAAGCTCAAAGCCGACAACGCCGCGCTGCAGCTCGGGCGCAAGCTCGACGCCGCGCTGTATACGGCGCAGGCCCGAAACGCCGCCGCCGTGGGCGCGCTGCTCGACATGAGCAAGATCAGCCTCGACGACAAGGGCAACCTCGTCGGCGCCGACGAGCAGATCGCGGCGCTGAAGCAGGCCCAAAGCTGGGCCTTTGGCGAGACGCTGGTGCCGGGCGCTGGCGGAAACCCTGTCCCGCCCGCCGGTGGCGGAGACACGAAGGCGTCGTTCAGCGACGCGATCACGGAAAGAATGAGCGCCCAGACGTCCTAAACGCAAATAAAAAAATATAAGGAGATGAAATTCAATGCCTATTACATTGGCAGAAGCAAAACAGCTGACGCAGGACAAGCTTACGCAGTTTGTGATCGACGAATTCCGCAAGTCCGCGCTCCTCGACATGCTGCCGTTTGACAACACGGTATTGCCCCCGGGCAATGGCCAGACGATGACCTACGCTTACAACCGGGTGACTACGCTCCCCAGCGCGGGTGGACGCGCGATCAACTCGGAATACCAGGCGCAGGAAGCAAAGACCACGCAGTACAACGTGAACTTAAAGCCGTTCGGCGGATCGTTCCAGCTTGACCGCGTGATCATACAGCACGAAAAGAAGGTCGTCGACCATATCCAGTTCCAGACCCAGCAGAAGATAAAGGCGACCGTCGCGGTTTTCCACGATTGGCTTATCAACGGGGACTCCGGCGTTGATCCGCTTCAATTCGACGGGCTGGAAAAGGCGGTCGCGGGCAGCTCCACCGAGCTTATCCCCGGTGCGGCCATAAACCTGTCGACGTCGGCGAACATCACGGCGAACTGGCAGGCGTTCCTCGACGCGATGCGCAAGCTGCGCTCGATGCTGGACGGAGCACCGACGCTGTGGCTGATGAACGCGGACATGTTCGGCGTGTTTCAGTCGGTCATGGACAGGGCGGGTATCAATCTCGCGAGCAAGCAGAATTACGGCGATGAAGCCGTACAGTGGGGCCCCTCGCTGGTCATGTCGCTGGGTGACAAACCGAACACGGCGACGCCCATCATAGCGACAGCCAACGGCGAGACTTCCATCTTTACGGTACGCCTCGGCCTCGACGCCGTTCACGCTGCATCTCCAGAAGGGAATAAGGTCGCGGAAGTTTACCTGCCCGATTTGAAGGCACCGGGAGCGGTCAAGACCGGCGAAGTCGAGATGGTGGCCGCAGTGGCCGTAAAAGCTACCAGGTCTGCGGGCGTGCTGCGCAAAGTCAAGATCGCGTAAGGGGGCGGCAACATGCCTTATATCGTGAAATCGCCTGTGGAGGGCTATAGCGGCATCTCCGCAGGCGTGCAGTTTAAAGACGGTGTGGGCCAGACAGCCAACACCGCAGCGGCGGACTGGCTGAAAAGCCACGGCTACGAGGTGGCGGAGAAGCAGGCGGACAAGCCCGACAAGGCCCCGCCGCAGCCTCCGGAAGCCCCGGCGCCGGAAGCATTGACGCCGCCGGAAGCATCGACGCCTCCGGAAGCCCCGGCGCCGGAAGCATTGACGCCGCCGGAAGCATCGACGCCTCAGGAGGCACCGCAGCCGGAAGCGAAAGCGCCAGCCGCAGCCAATAAGGGCGGCGGCAAAAAAGGAGGGAAAGCCTGATGCCAAGAATATACGCTCCGAACGAGCAACACAACTACACGCCGGGCGACGTGGACTTTGTCAACGGCGCGGCAGCGGTGGCGGCGGACGCGGACACGAGCTGGTTTGCCGCCCAAGGGTACGCCATCGACAACAGCAAGCACGTGCTGACGCTGATCGACACGCTGACCTCGGCGCAGCTGCGCGCGATGTGCGCTTACCTTGGGATCACGGTCGACGCGGGAGAGACGCCGGACACCAAGCAGGCGCTCGTGCGCGCGGTCGAGACCAGCGTCAGCGCGAAGTACATTGCGGCGGTGACGGTCGCGTCTACCGCGGGCGCGACACTGGGCACGTCCGACATCGCGATCACCGGCGCGGGCACGTACAAGTACAAGACGGCAGCGACCACCGCGCCCGCGCTGCTGTACATGGACGTGCCGGACGATACGTGGGAAGACATCGAAACGGGCGACGACATCGAGCCGATGGCCTCCGGGCATGACAAGATCGGCGTGGTGAAGCTCAATGCCGCGGGGTATGTCATCGGGTTCGGCAGCGACGACCTGACGCTGAACGACGGGAACTGATAAGGAAGTGAGCGCATGACTGTGGGCACGGATACGTACGTCACCGCCGCCGAGGCGGACGCGATCATCACCGCGTGGCTGCCCTCTTCCGACGCGCAGCGCGCGGCATGGGCAGCGCTGAGCACCGCGGACAAGGAGGCCTACCTCCTGCAGGCCGCGGCGTGGATCGAGGGGCTGCCGTTTTCGGGCTGCATCTACAGCCTTGATCAGCAGATGCAGTTCCCGCGGGATTACAACGACACGGGCGAGGTTCCGGACGCGGTGAAGAAGGCGCAGGCGCTCGAGGCCGCGGCCAGCGTCGGCATGACCGCGCAGGCGGCAAAGCGCGCGCAGCTGCGCGCCATGGGCGTCACGTCGTTTTCCGCGGGATCCCTCTCGGAGACGTATGGCGCGCTATCCGGCAACGGGCTGTTCTCGCCGATGGCCGCGCAGCTGCTGCGGCGTTATCAGATGGGAGGAGTGCCGTTTGCTTGAGCTGTACGCGAATCAGGAGTTTGGCTGGCGCCACCGGACGGGAACCAAAGACAACGGCACGGCGATATTCAATCCCGCCCGGCCCGCCGCTCCCCTCACGGTGAAAGGCCGTATCGATTACAAGCGCCGCCTGATCCGCAACGAGAAGGGAGAGCAGGTGGTCAGCGAGGCGCGGGTGCTCACGATGTCCGCGGTCGACGTCGGCGACATCGTCGTCATCGGAGGGCGCGAGTGGCCGGTACTCAAGGCCGGGCCGGAGTTTGGGCTGCTGGGCGAGGAGCTGCACCGGGAGGTGTTTCTCTGATGGCGGCGTGGGCGATCAAGACCGCTGCGGATTACGAGCGGGCGTACCGGGCGATACAGGCCAAAATCGACGGGGTGATCAAGGGCGTCAAGGGCGCGTCGTTTCGGGCCGTGCTCGACATAGCCGTGGACTGGCTGGGCCGGGCGGTGCAAAAAGCGCCGCATGACACGGGCGATCTGCGCGGCAGCGGGTACATCCTCGTCAACGGCGACCTGATCGCGCACGGAACCGGAGACGAAAGCGGAAGCATCACGGTGCTGAGCGATCCGTCCGTGCCGGAGAGCGATGTGCTCCGGGTGGAGATCGGCTTCGCGTCGCCGTATGCCTTCGTGCAGCACGAGCACGTGGAGTTCTATCACAAGAACGGCGAGGCGAAGTATCTCGAAATGGTGATCGTGGGCGGCGCGGCGGCGGCAAGAGCGCATTTGATCCGGTCCGTCCGGAACGCAATCGGGGGTGGTTAAATGGCTTTTTTAGACGACTTAAAAACGTATTTAACGGCCAAAGGCTACGGCAATATCTTCCGCGACACCATGCCGGATGAGCCGGACGAGTGCATCGGGCTGTTTGTGTGGAACCACGTCGGCAGATGGCGCTATGTGCAGGTGCAGGTGCGGCGGATGGACGGCGACGACGCCTACGCCGCAGCATTCGCGATTTACACGCTGCTGGACAGCGGACTGAACGAGACCGCGATCGCGCTGACCGCGACCCGCCAGTGCATCGCACGCCCCCGCCGCGGCCCGAAAAAGCTTTCCGACGACGGGCGGCGGGTGGTCTACTACACCGAAATTGCAATCAGATGCAAAAAAAATGAGCCATAGAAAGGATGATGAAAGATGGGCGACAGAATCGCACTGGACGGTTTTGCGGACGCGCGTTACTGGCCGATTACGACCAACAGTTCCACGACGTACGCGACGGGCACGATGGCACAGTTTGTCGGCGCGAGGAACCTGACCAAGAGCGACAACGCCGGAGAATACACGATACTGGGCGACAACAGGATATACGCCACCGGCAAAAAATTTAAGTATCAGGATATGGAGTTCGAGGTCAACGAGCTTTCGCTCGAAATGCTGGCACAGCTGCAGGGCTACACGTATGATGCCGGTACCAAATCATACAAGCGCGCGCGGACGGATCAGGCAATTGAAATCGCGTTTGCCTATTCGGCGCCGCTGTTTGACGGCGGCTTCCGGATGTGGAAGCACTACTGCTGCACGGTGATGGAGGTCAAGGTGGACCACAAAACCGCAGACCCCGACAACCCGGATGCGCAGACGTACAAGATCACGATTCGCAACACGTACCGCCTGGCCGACGACCTGATCGAGTGGGTACAAGACGACGCAGAAGACGTCGATTGGCTGGGTTCCATTGACCAGCTGCCTGTGGAAGGCGGCGGCGGAACCTGATCGGTTCCCGCTGCATTGACGTATAAAGCCGGGGATGGGGATCCCTCCATCCCCCACATTTTTTTCGGAGGTTTGTGATGGCAATCAATTTTTTCAGAAAAGACAAAAGCATGAGCGTATCGCTGCCGAAAGCCCAAACAGTGCACGGCATCGAGGTGAAGAAGGCGCCGATCGGCCAGTACCTTGCCGCCATGCGCGAGATGGAGGAGCTTCCGCTGCAGCTGATCCGCGACCTCTTCCCCGGCAAAACGCTGACGGAAATCATCGCGGAGTTTACCACGTTCACAGACGACAATCTGGCGGAGCTGTTTGTGCGCATACTGATCGTCGTGCCGGAAAAACTGATCAAGGTATTCGTCGCGATCACCGGCATTCATGAGGAGCGCATCATGGATCTGACACCCAAGGAAGGCGTCGACGTGTTCAAGGCGTGGTGGGCGCTCAACGACATGACCGGTTTTTTCGCGGACGCGGCGGGGCTGATCAAAAAGCTGCTGCCGCCGATACGGGGCATTGGCTCCAGCGCTGGATCGCAATCGGAGCGGAGCTGAAAATATCCAGAGAGCAGCTGCTTAATGAGTTTTACACGGACGAGTTCCTGCTCGTGCTCGACGAATACAACGATATGCATAAAATTGAGAAGGACAAAAAAGAGGATAAAGTGGTGTACGTCCGGGCCGAACAGTGGTAGAATGTGGGCATCAAAAATTGTTGGAGGTAGCATTATGCCAAAGTTATTGTCTATACTGCTTATTATTGGGCTGCTCATTTTGACAGGCTGTGCCGATACCGGAACTTATATAACGGAAAGCCAGCCTGATAATCCAACTTTGGAGGCAACGCATGATCTTACTCCAGAACCATTAAAGATGCCTGTAAGAATTGCATGGATGAATTTAGAGGCATCGTCCGAATCAACCGTGAATCTGCAAATTCAGGTTGAAAACACAGGTGATAAGGTTGTGGTAGGATACAAGATTTATGCGCAGCTTTTTGATGCCGATGGGCAAATAGTAAGAGACACCTTTATGGGCGGCACAGGAGAAGAACGCCAAACAATTATGCGCAAAGGCATAGAGCTAAAAAAAGGTTATAAAACCGATAGGGATATAAAAACGGCTATTATGTCAGTGGAAGGTGTGGTCGCATTTAAGGCGGCGGTTTATGAATGTACGTATGAGGATGGTAACGTCAGCGAACTTTCCGATGGTGAGCTGGAGTGGATAATGTATCCATAATCCGCAATAATATCTTCAAATCTAACTGAAGCATCTTGCTGAGGTGCTTTTTTCGTGCGGCTAAAAGGAGGTGACGGCGTTGGAGGAAGAGCTTAAATTTATACTCAGCACCGAGGCGCAGGGCAGCGAAGCCACGAAGCAGAGCGCGACCAGCGCCATCCAGCAGGTCGGCAAGGTGTTCACGGAGGTCCGCAGCAACGTGCAGAAAGCGGCGGCGGATACGAAGAACACGCTCAACGCCATCGTGAACAGCGTCAGCTCCGCGGCGACCGATATGAGCAACCGCCTCAACGGAATGTCGCTTGCCGGGCTGCAGAACGAGTTTATCAAGATCGAAGAGCAAATACAAAAGCAGGAAGCGGTGTTCCGGCAGGCCGAGCAGGCTTTTGAGGAAATGGCCGAATGGAACAAGCAGTTTAACGGCGACGAATACAACAGCTGGCTGGCGACTCTCGGCGATGAGGCCAACAAAGCGGAAGAGCAGCTTCGCGCGTTGAAGGAGCAGCAGCAGCAGGTTGCGGCGGCGATCAATATCAAAACCAACGCGGCCCAGCAAATCGAGGAAACGAACGCGCAGCTTTCCGCCACGAAGCAGAGCGGCGCGCAGGCGAAGATGGGCCTCGACGCGGTGGCCAACGGGCTTTCGGTCGTCGGCAGGGCCACGGGCGGCGTGGGCAGCAACATCGCGGCCATCGCGATGGAAGTGCGGTACCTGAAGCAGGCGTACACGAGCACCGCCGCGACTGCGGGCAGCTCCGCCGCGACCATGTCGGCGGCGTTCGGCGCGGTCGGAATCGCCGTCACGGCGGTCGTCATGGTTATCAGCGCGATCGCGAACGCAGCCGAGGAAGCAAAAAGAAAGCTGAAGGAAACGCGCGAGGAGATCGAGGAGCTGCGCGGCGGCAATATCGGCGCGTCGAAGCTGATCGGCGAATATGAGGAAATCAGCCAAAAGGCGGTCAAGTCTGCGGATGATACGAAGCGCATGCTGGAGATCCGCGCGGAGCTGGTGGAAACCTATGGGTTTGCCGTGTCCGCCGTCGATGAGGAGGGGCGACTGCTCGCGGGAAACCTTGAAATCATGAAAGAGCAGCTCCAAATATCCCGGCAGCTGCTGTTAACACAGCTCGAAGCCAACAAAAGCGCGGAAGAAAAGGCATACAAGGAGGCTTTAAGAGATCGGGAGAGGTATCAATTAGCAAAAGCGCTGGCAGAAGCGCAGGCGAAAAAGCTGTTTCGTTTTGATACTCCAGACCCCAAAAAATACGACATCGAAATTGAGAAGGCTGAAAAAGAGGCAAAGAGGGCGATCGAATCATTATTCCAGCAGATGGTGATGAGCGCACAGGCAGGCGGGCAGGAGGTATCGGAAGAGCTGCAAATCGCCATTTCATCCGCTCTTTCAAAAGCGCTGGAAAAGGCTTTTGCAGAGGGAACCGAATTCACAACCGAACAGGCGGAAGCCCTGATGCAGAGCATAATCGACGCGTTCAATGCCCTCGATGCGCTCGTTGCGGACACCGATATTCCCGGCCTGCAGGCTGTCATCAACAAAATGATGGTCGATATGACCGGCAAGGGCGTGGACACGCAAGCCGCAGCGGACAGTATCAACGCGCTGATGGACGCAATCTTCGCGGGCGCGGACGAGGCGGTGTTTGAGCGCGCCGAGGAGCTGAAGAGGCGCATCCTGGCCGGGCTCGCGTCCCCGGAGGAGATGGACGAATACAACGCCCTCATGGAGCAGATCAACCGCGCACTCGCGGGCGCGATGGCCGACGCCAGCGGCGCGGAACGCCGCGAGCTGTTCCGGCTGCGCGGCGAGCTGGTGATGACGTCCGACGAGCTGATCGAGTTCGCCAATCGGCAGGAAGCGGCGAACATGTCGCTGGAGGACGCCGCAAGCAGGCTGCGCTCCGTCGCGGGTTCATTCAAAAGCGTGTCCGCCGCGATCGATGAAGCGGCAAAGCTCAAGGGCGCGTACGAAGCCATCAAGGCGTACCTTTCCGCCGGGGAAAAGACAGCGGAGATGCAGCAGGCCTACGCGGACGCAAAGGCCTACCTCGCCGAACAGTACGGCGTGGAAGAGGACGCCGTGGCCGGGATGCTCCCCACTATCAAAGACGATATCGAACTCAAAGAGGCGCTGGCGCTGGCGGATTATCAGGTGGCGCTGGCCAGCGCGTATGCGGCGCTGGCGACGATCCAGTCTATGATCGCAATGGGAAGCATCACTCAGACGCAGGGCCAGTTGATGGTCAATGCCTTGCAGGATGTCATTAACAAGCTGACGCAGCTGGGCAGCACCCGCATCACTGTCGGCGGAGTGAAAGCGTCGGGCGATTTCCAAAACGACAACAAAGTCACATCCTCCGGCGGAGGCGGCGGCGGGTCGCGGAACAAGGCGCTCGATAACGCGATCGCCCAGCTGGATCATTACCGGGCGATGGATCAGCTGACGACCGCCGAGGAGATTGCGAACCTTGAGCGCATTCTCGCCAAGTACGCCAAAACCACCGCCGAGAAGCGCAAGCTGACCGAGGAGCTGTACGCGCTGCGCAAGCAAAAGGCCGAGGAGGATCTGGAGTACCAGGAGGCGATGGATCAGCTGACGCTGCGCGAGAAGATCGCGGCGATGGATGCGATGATCGCGTCGCACAAGGCGGGCACCGACGCCCGCAGGGATCTCGAAAAGCAGCGCTACGAGGCCGCGCGCGAACTGGAAAAGCAGGAGTTTGATTTAAAGGTGCACTACGGGCAGCTCACGCTGACCGAGCAGGAGGCGTACATAAAGGCTCTGATCGCGTCGTATAAGGAGGGCGTGCAGGCGCGGATCGAGCTGGAGAAACAGCTTTTTGACGTGCAGCAGTCTCTCCGGCAGAAGCGCGAGGACGAGCTGTCCGCGCTGGCCGACGCGGTGACAGAAGCGTTCCGCGCGCGGTACGAGGCGATGCGCGAGGACGAGACGGAAACGCTGCAGGCGTCCATTGAGGCGTGGAAGGAATGGGGCGACGCCCAGACCGAGGCGCTGCAGGCGCAGATTGCCGCGCTGGACGAGCTGACAAAGCAGGAGAACGACGCCGAGATCGAGGCGGCCAAACGGCGCAAGGTCGCCGCGCTGGAGCAGCAGCTCCAGTATGAGCAGGACGCGTACAACCGCCGCAAGCTGGCCGAGCAGCTGGCCGCCGCGCAGAGCGACCTTGACAGCTGGCTGACGCAAAAGGAGCGCGAGGCGCAAAAGGCCGCGCTACAGGCGCAGATCGACGGCATAAAAACGACGGTGGACGAGCAGACCGCCGCGCTGGAGGATCAGATCGACGCCGTGGACGCTTACTACGACCAGCTCACCGAGGACGCGAGGCTGCAGGCCGAGGCGCAGCGCCTCATTATGCAGGGCAGCCAGGAGGAGATACTCGCGATGCTGCAGTCGTACGCGTCGGACTACAACCTGACCGGCAAGTCGCTCGGCGAGCAATGGCTGGACGGCTTTCTGGGCGCGGTCGGCGGCAGCTTCGAGGCGTGGTTCGACGGCCTGACGGAAAGGTTTGCCGCGTTTCAGACGCAGCTGGCCAGCGCGGCCACCGCCGCGGCGGACGAGTACTACGCGAGCCGCGGAGCGTCCTCCACCACGCTGACGACCGAGAACTACAACAAGGTAATCAGCCCGGTGATCAACATTACGATCAACGGATCGGGCGCGGACAGCCTGATGACGCCGTCCGAGCGGCAGGAGCTGGTGGATGAGATTGTGGCCGCAATGAGCAATATGTGAGGTGAGCAGATGCCACAGAGCGCAAGGTATGTAAACCCAAAGGGCAAGGCGGCGGTTTTCGGATCAGACCCGCCGTATTTATTTGAGACGATCAGCGGCACCGGCGCGGGCGACGTGCAGCAGAGCACCTCCGAGCCTGCCGACCTCGACGGCGAGCCGCTGGAAGACGTGATCATCGGGCCGCGCGAAGTGATGGTTAAGTTCCATATCGCGGGCGCCACGGAAAAGGAGCTGTACGAAAACCGGCAGGCGATACTGACGCTGCTTGACCCATACTGGAACAAGAACGGCGCGCTCGGACGGCTGGAGTACACAAACAAAAACGGCACCGCATGGATCCCCGCGTCGGTCAAAAAAGGCCCGCAGGAATTCAGCTGCATCGCGGACTATTTCACGTCCATCCCGTGCGTGTTCTACTGCCCGGACAGCAACTGGCGCGGCATGACGTACAACCGCATCCGCCTTGCGTACCTGGGCGGCGGTATGCGATTCCCGCTGCGGCTGGGCGCGGTGCGCTTCGGCGCGCGCGGGTACCAGGCGACGATATACAGCCTCGGCGACAGGCCGTCCCACGTCGAGATGGACATTACAGGACCGGCCACGCGCCCGGAGGTGATCAAGTACCGCACGGGCGAGTATATCCGGCTGCGGGCGGACAAGCCGCTGCTGGAGGGCGACACGCTGCACGTCGATACGACGCCCGGACAGCCGAGCCTGACGATCACGCACAGCAACGGTGTGACGGAGGATGCCATCGGCTACCTCGACCTGTCGTCAAAGCTGTTCATGCTCGATCCGGGCGAAACCTTGCTGCAGTATGTAAGCGGCGACGACGGGCAGACGTCCACCGTGACGGTGGCCACGCTGCCGTGGTGGGGAGGGCGATAGCATGCCTGTACTGAGAGCGCAATCGCTGGACGGTACGCCGCTGGCGTATATCGACAGCTGCACGTCCATACAGTGGACACGCAAGCTGTGGGAGATCGGCACGTTTGAGATCCACTGCAGCCTGAACAGGAAGGGCGCGGATCAGCTCATTGACGACAGGGTGGTGTTCCTCGACGCCCACCGCGCGGGGATCATCAACGCGTTTTCGATGGAGCGGACGAAAGCCCGCAAGAAGATCGTGGCAAAAGGAAGCGAGCTGAAGGACTTATGCCGCTGGCGCGCCACCGTGCCCGGCCAGCTCGACGAGACGCAGTACTACGGGTGGGACCGCTACCCTGCGGCGGGCGATCCGGATGCGCCCGTGGAGAGCGTCATCAAGCACTATATTGACAGGCACATGGTAAACCCGGAGGACAGCAACCGCACGATGCCGGATATCGTTATCGCGGCAGATCAGGCGCGAGGCGACGCGATACGATGGTCAAGCCGGTTTGCGGCGCTGTCCGAAGTGGGAAAGAAAATCGGCGAGACGTACGGCGTAGGCTACGAGTTATACCTTGATCTGGATAACAATCAGTACGTGTTCGACACCATCCATGGCGCAGACCACACGGCCACCAGCTCAAGCCCGGTGGTGTTTTCCACCAGTTGGAGCAACATTGCGACGCTGAAATACGGCGTGGACAAGAGCACCTACAAGACCGCTGCGTACCTGGGCGGCGCGGGCGAGGACGAGGCCCGCCTGATACAGGTGATCTACGAGGATGACGAAGTAAAGGCCGGGTTTGAGCGCCGCGAGACGTTCATCGACTGCGGCAGCATTGACAGCCTTGACGATCTGATTTACGAGGGCAGGTACAGGCTGAAGGACTATATTGCGGTGCGCACGCTCACGGGCGACACCGTGCCGAACGGGCCGTATGTCTACCGGCAGCACTGGGACCTGGGCGACTTCGTGACGCTCAAATCCGAGGACTTCGGCGTCGAGCTGGACGTGCAGATCACCGAGGTCAAGGAGATCTATGAGCGCGGGAAGATCAGGGCGGTGCCGACGTTCGGCAAGCGCAGCCGGAACATCATCTATGACGAAATACGAAGGATAGGGGCGGTGAGATAATGGCACAGGAGATCAGCCGGTTTTGGGATTACGACGAGGTTAAAAACAACGAATATCAGGCGGACGAGCTGGCGGAGTACCTTCGGACGTTTTTCACGGACGGCGTGCCGGAGATGGGAACCAATTTGCAGATCGCAGCGGACGACAGCGGCATGCTGGTCAAGGCGGGATATGGCGCGGCATCGGTGCAGGGCTCGCTGTATCTGTTGAAGGACGACGAGAGCGGCGTCAAGACGCTGCCGATCGCCGCCGCGCACGCATCCTTAACCCGCATCGACCGCGTGGTGCTGCGGCGCGACAAATCCGCCGCGGTGGCCAGCATCATACTGGCTGTTGTAACAGGCACGCCCGCGGCCAGCCCGGAGCCGCCCGCACTGACGCGCGAGGGCAATATATATGAGATCAGCCTCGCGCGTGTCAGCGTCGGCCCCGGAGTGCTGAGCATCACCGCCGCCATGGTCACCGACGAGCGCGAGGACAACGACCTGTGCGGGCTGTGCGAAAACAGGGTGACGCGCGTGCGGGTGGACGCCGTGGTGGCGGGGCTCGCGGGGAAAGCGAATATCAGCCATACGCAGGCGATGAGCACGATCACCGGGCTGCTGGACGCGCTGGCCGCGAAAGCGGATGCGGCGGCCACGACGGCGGCGCTTGCGGGGAAACAGGCCACTATAAACGGCGGGGCAAGCAGCATTACGGCTGCAAACCTGACCGCATCCAAGGCGCTTGTCAGCGATGGCGACGGCAAAGTCGCGGCGTCGGCGGTGTCGGCGACGGAACTTGGGTATATGGTGGGCGTCAGCTCTGCGATTCAGGCGCAGTTCAGCGGTAAAGAAGCAACGCTCAATGCCGACCAAAAGCGGAAGATCACGATCAGTTCAAGCGACCCGTCCGGCGGAGTCAACGGCGATATATGGATCAAAACTCCCTAAAGAGAGGTGATGCAGCATGGCGAGAACTACGCCGGTACATGAAGGATATACCATCGTCAACGGTGCGGGTACCGGGCCGAATGGCGACCGGATCGACGTCTGGATTGAGTATAAGTTAATACACCAAGCGCTTTTTGACGTCAATAACAGACATACGTCTTGGGTTGATTTTTATTTCTATGCAGCTTTAAAGCCCGGGCAGTCATCGAGCACAAACGGGGCCAGCGGAGCCTATGCTGAAATTGAATTATACCAGGCGGAATACCCGGAGGACCCATGGTCAATATTTGCTGGCGGAAATAATTTACCATACGATTTCCGAAGCACAAACATCAATAATGACTTTACGCTTGACGCGGAGGTGGCCCATACCTATCCGGTGCCTGCGGATCCGTTTGAATGGGATGATTACCTCCCCTGGCCTTTTCTCCATGACAGTGACGGCGTATGCCGGGAAAAAATACGGGCGAGCTTTACAACGCCGTCCAGCTTTATCACGGGCGGCTATGTCAGCGAATTTACTCCGGCGCTGCCCGATATACCTTGTGGAAAGTTCAGGGCGCGAGCCGGAGACACGTGGAAGTCTACCGAGGTATACGTAAGAGGGAACTCTTTCTGGCGGCCCGGAGATGTTTGGGTAAAAGATGGCGGCATATGGAAACAGGGGGTGTGAGCCATGAGCAAATACAGCCGGTTCTGGTATGTCAAGATGGTCGTCCTGATGGCGCTGGTGCTGGCCGCGCTCCTATGCGGGTGTGCCATGGCCGCGATGGATACGCTTCAGTTGCTGCTTGCAGGGCAGCTTTTTTAGAAAGGAAGTGCGTTTTAATGGGATTTGAAGAGGCTTTAAGGCATATTAAAAACGGCGGGCGCGCGGCGCGCAGCGGCTGGAACGGCAAGGGCATGTGGGCGGCGTTATGGCATCCCCATCCGGATGACGCCATGACATTGCCGTACATCTATATGAAAAATCCAAAGGGCGATTATGCGCCGTGGACGCCCACCCAGTGCGATGTGCTGGCTGAGGACTGGGAGATCGTCGCGTAGGAAAGGAGATCGCCATGGCACTCGAGGAGGGCCGTTTTTTTGTGGGCTCGATGACGGATAAGCGGTTTGAGGCGGACGGGCTGGCCGAATATGGCCGCCGCTTCCTGTCGTCCGGCGTGTGGGCACTGGTGACCAACCTGCAGGTATCCGCAGGGGGCGGCATGACGGTAATCGTAAACTACGGCGAGGCGCTGGTAGACGGGTACCCGTACCGGGTGCGTGATAACGGCACCGGGCAGCTCACATTCACACTGGAGGACGCGGACGCGACCAACCCGCGCATCGACCGGGTGGTGGTGCGCAAGGATCCCGCGACGCTGCGGATCAGCGCATACATCAAGGCGGGTACCGCTGAGGCGTCGCCATCGGCGCCGCCCATGGAGCGCGAGGACGAGGTGTTTGAGATCAGCTTGGGGCGGTTGTCGGTGGCTGCTGGCGCGACGGTAATCACCGAGGACGATATCACGGACGAGCGGGAGGATGCGGATGTCTGCGGGCTGGTGGAAAATAAGCTGGGCACGCCGATAGCAGGCGATGCCGGGAACATCCCCGTATATGCGGCAGGCGGCGGGCTTGAGGACGGCGGGAAAGCCCTTGGCGATCTCGTGTCAGGCGCAAACGAATCTGCCGATAATCAAGTAGCGCGGATGAGTGGGGTAACCGGAAAAGTCATCAAGGGGTCGCCCGTCACGATCGATGACGAAGGGAATGTCAATATACCGACCGGGAAGAAGTATAAGATCAATGGCGTGAATTTCTCAAAAAGCGACGTAGACCTCAGTAATGTTACGAACAACGCGCAGATGAAAAAGATCCCGTCCAGCGTAAGCGGTAACCTGATAAAGTTTGCTGATGCAAACGGAGATACACCTGCAGATAGCGGCATCCCCGCGCTTGGTCTTAAGCGTGAAATTTTAACGCTGACGAAATCGGGCGATCAAACGGTATCATCAACAAGTGATACTGTTATAACATGGGATACGGTTGCAACGGTAGGCGGCACGACACTGCTTGAACGTAACGGTAATACAATAAGAGCAAAAGTAAATTGTTATGTAAGAGTTTCAGCGGTTATAGGTGGCGCAAACGTAACAATATCCTATGTCAAGATACGAATAAAACTCAATGGCAATACACTTACACAGATTTTAGCGCCATCGGTATCGGGTTCAAGTGCATATGGCGGCATGCTAAATGCCCGCGCGATTGCAGTGTCATCGGGAGATTATTTTGAAGCTGAAATCCAATCGGGGGATTCTTCGTATTATGTTGCAAGTGGCGAATATTGCTTTTTTGAGGCGGAAGGGTGGGCGAGATAATTTTCTACGGTGGGCAACTACGAATCATTAAAGAACATAAATGATAAAAGTGAGCCGATAGGCGCCGGAGAGGCGCTTATTATATTTACCTTAAAGGAGGATTAAGTAGTCATGAAAAAGGTGTTTTTGCTGTTGATGGTTGCGCTTCTGCTGGTGCTGATACCTACGGTGGCGCTGGCGGCGGACGCGGTGGCGGTGGAGACGGGCACGGCGGTCGTGCCGTCGATGGACGTGATCATGGCCAAGCTGGCGGAGGCAGTGGCCGTATTCTTTGCGATATGGATACTGGCCATGGTCGTTGAGAGGATTATTGAATTGGTCAAGGCGAAGCTGGCACCCAAAAAAGCGTCCAGCCTGGTATGGTTTCTGATCACGAGCGCGATCGGTATTTTGATCTGCGTGCCGTCCGGCCTGAATATGCTTGGATTCCTCGGGCTTAACGGCATCGTGGTGGAGTACACATTCAGGGTGCTGACGGGCATTGCGATCGGTGCCGGTTCGGGCTTTGTCCACTCGCTGCAAACGAAATTTAACGAGAGCAAGACCTTTGCAACGTCTGTGAATTACGTAGTGGAAAATACGGGCGGCGATCCGGATGAGGACGCGGTGGAGACACCCGACGAGCTGCATGACACATCGGACGGGAGCGAGTGATATGAGTAAGCGCGACGAGTTTATCGCGGTAGCCGACGCTCAGGACAAAAACGGCTCCGGATACGTGCTTGGCGCACAGGGCCAAAGAGCCGCGACCGCTTCCGAGGCGTGGGTTAAAAAGCGCGAGCACGGCAATGCGGACAACATCAAAAGGGTGTGGGCTTACATCAAGAAGATGCTCCCGACACATCCCGATATGCTGCTGTTTGACTGCTCCGGATACGTACTGTGGTGCCTCGCACAGATTGGTATCCTTCTCACCGATACGACCGCAAACGGCATCTTCTTCAACATGTGTGTGCAGATCAGCAAGAGTGATCTTATCGTGGGAGATCTCGTGTTCAAAAAGTACTCGACGAAAAATAAGATGTACCACGTCGGTATCTATTGCGGAGATGGTACGGTGCTGCACTGTAAGGGCCGCGACGTAGGCGTGGTGCGCGAGAAGATCAGCGCGACAGGCTGGAACCGCTTCGGGCGGCTCAAATGCCTTGCATCAATTCAGGAGGATGATATGCGTGTAAACAAGAACAGTTCGCCGGAGGCGATCGGCGCGATGCAGCTGCTGCTGTTCGCGACTGGATTTCCGGGCAAGATGGACAGAACTAAAATCAAGAAATGGGGCACCAGCACCGAGGGCGCGCTTCATGAGGCGCAAGCAGCGTTTGGGCTGCCGGTGAAAAACGAGATGGATGACAATTTGTTCCTTTCGTTGGCTGGCGTCGTGCCGGATGAAGCGGCGGACAAGATCATAATAGGGCAACTGCGCGCGGATCTCAGTGACGTGGCCGCTTACGCAGCGGAGAAGGCAAAAAGATAG